TGAAATGAGAGACAAGGTAGGTGCTGCAACTGCTGCTTGGACATTTATTAAAGCTGCATTGACTAATGCTTCTGGTGAAATGGTTTCACTTCAATACAATACTGAAATTACTAATGAAGCACTAGATAAACATCAAGAAGAATTAGGAGCAGTAGATAAAAATATTAATTCGTTAAAATCTAATTTAACTGATATTACTCGTGAACAAATAAAATACAAAGATTCTACTACTTTATCTACTACTGCTTTAAAAGCACAAAGTGATGAAATGAGTAATTATCAAAGAGAATTAAATGCTTATATAAAATCAGAACAAGATATTACTAGACCCACAAGGGCACAAAGAAGAAAAGCAACTCCAGTATTATTTCAACTTAATAGACAAAAAACAGACAAGATAAGTGAAGATGTACCAGCTTGGTACACAGACACTATGAATGAACAAACAAGTGTAGCTGCCCAAGATTTAGAAACTCTTAACACTCAATTAAAATTATCTGCTGAATTAACATCTGTTGTTGCTTCAGGTTTTAATAATGTATTTGAGACATTTGTTAATGGTGGAGATATAGGCAAAGCATTAGAAGAATCGTTTAAAAGAATTGCTATACAATTAGTTGAAATGGTTGCACAAGCATTAATATTCAAAGCTATTTTAACTGCATTGGGTGTAGGTGCTACTCCTTTAGGTGCTGCTGCTTTAGATAGTGGAATGGGATTTGGTGGTGGTGGTTTATTAGGTCAATTTTTATTAAGGGGTAGTGATTTAGTATTAGCAACTCAAAGAGCAAATAGTAATCTTAACCTAAGAAGATAATATGGCATATCAAAATAAATACAAAGCAACATTTGCAAGTAAATCAGGCAAAACGGCTTATTTATATTTACAAGAAGATTCTTATGCTGGTAGTCTAATTGAGTATCAAGGAGTAGCTATTAACCTTCAGTACATACCTAATTCAGATGACCCATTTGAACCTATTTATGCAAGTCAATTAGGTGTGGTTTTAGATGTAACAGATGACCTAGCTAATATCCCTGATTTTACTACTTTAAATGATAGAAAGTATTTTGCTAAATTATACTTAGATGCTGATTTAGAATGGTGTGGTTGGGTATTATCAGATAATGTTCAAATAAGTTATTCAACTGGTAGAAAAGAATTATCATTTAATGCCGTTGATGGGTTGGGTTTACTTAAAAGCATTTTATTACCAATAGCTACATCTACTGATACCAATGCTATAAATACTTTATTATACTTTATTAGATTATGTTTAAATAGTATTGACTTCCCAATTGACCCTAATATAATGACAGTATGTTCTTATTATGCTACTGGAATGGATGATAGGTCTGATTATAGTTATAGTGAACCTTTTAATCAAACATATCTACCTTATAGAACTTTTATAGATACAGAGATAACTTATATAAGTTGTTTGGATGTATTGTCTAATATTGTTAAATCATTTGGTTGTAGATTATTCCAAGCTGGTGGTAAATGGTGGATAGTGGCAGTTAATGAATTTGCTAATGAGAATAATTGGTTTACTGAATATACATACACAGGAACAGTTGCATCAAGTGGTAGCAACTTAAATACATTAAGCGTTATTCAAGGATATGTTGGGAATACAAGTGGATTATACTTTATAGATAATTCACAATTAAAAATAATGAAGAAAGGCTTTAATAAAGTTGAATGCAATTATGATATAACAATAGCAGATAATTATATATCTAATGGCAATTTTAGACCTTTTACTGGCTTATATGCAGATAACTGGCAAATAAACTTTGCTGGAATAGGAAGTACTGTTACAATTGTAAATAATACAACCGATTCTTTTGCTCAATATAGATTAATAAAAGGAACTACATCTGTAACTAACGAGGCTTCTATTGAAATAAAATCAGGTTCTTATCCTAAAATAGCAGGTGGAGTTAAACTTACATTTTCTTGGATATTTCAAGGGCAAGATTTAAGTGTAAGTCCTAGAGGTTTTGTATATGTATTAATAACAGATGGCACGGCTAGTTGGTGGTGGAATGGAACTGCTTGGGTAAGTACATCACAATTTTATACTGTTCCAGCATATTCTGGTCCAAGTGGTAATGATATTAATTCATTTAGTTTTACTACTGCCGTAACTCCAATATCAGGAGAGTTACATTTTAAATATGCACTTGAAAATGGAACTGGGAATTTTGCTCAATTAAGTAATATGTCGCTTAAAATGACCCCATTGATTAATAATATATATTATTTTAGTTATTTAAGTAATACAAATGAATATGTTAAGACTGTTGAAATTCCTTATGGTAGTTTTAGTAGTTATTATTATTATCCAATTGAAATAGGTGTTTTCTTATTAAGCAATGGTTATAATCCTTCATCTTGGTATGTTTATGGAGGTGCTGCTACTTACCCAAGTTTAATACAATTATTGATGCAACAATTTACTAATGTGTATGCTCGTAATATTATAAATGTGGATTGTAGTTTATCTAGTTTATCAACATCAAATGGTATATTAAATGCTTCTAAATTGTTTAAGGCTACTGATACAGACCCTAATCAAATAAACATTTCTAATAATTCGTATATGTTAGGAAATGCTACAATAAGTTATCCTAATGATGAAAGTCAAGTTACATTACTTCAAATTTCTAATACTAATATAGTATCTACAAATGGTTATGAAATATCATATAATACTTTAATTTAAGTAAATTTGCAATATGCCAGACAAAGTACAGGGTAAAAATATAATTCTTTATAAAGTAGTTGGAGGGGTAGATACTGCCTTTGCTTGTTCTACTAATTGCACTTTCAATATTCAAGTTGAGCAAAAGGATGTAACAAGCCAGACTTCTGCTTGGTTTAGAGAATTTAAGATTGATATAGCTTCTTGGGTAGTTACTTGTGAAGGTATTGTTACTTTATCAGGTTATTCATATTCGGATATGTTAACTAATCAATTGGCAAGGACAACTATTGCAGTTAAGTTCTCAATAAATAATGGCTCAAGTTATACAATTATAAGTGGCAATGCTATTATATCTGCTCTTTCAATTAATGCTCCTTACAAAGAAATAGCAACTTATTCAATCACTTTGCAAGGAATTGGTGCTTATACATTAACTTAGTAATAATGGCAACTAAAGTACAAGGCAAAGATGTTATTTTATACAAGATTGATACTTCAGTAATTCCTACATCTGAAACTCCTTTTGCGTGTTCTACCAATTGTACTTTTAATGTTCAGGTTGAACAAAAAGAAGTATCTAGCACAACAGATGCTTTTTTTACAGAATATCTTACCGACCTATCTGTATGGAATGCTTCTTGTGAAGGAATAGTAACTCTTTCTGGGTTTTCATATCAACAAATGGCTCAAGTTATTTTAGATAGAACTTTGTTTCTTATAAGGTTTGCTATTGATAATGGGAATGATGGTTTTAAATACATTAGTGGTTATTGTTTTATAACAAACTTTGATATAAGTGGAAACTATAAGGAAATAGGAACTTATGGTGTTACATTACAAGGCACAGGGAAGTATTACACAGATGCAACTCCTACGACAACTACAAGTACTACAAGCACTTCTACTAGCACAACAAGTACAACAACAAGTACAACTACTACAACCAGTACTACGACAACCAGTACAAGTACAACTACTTCAACAACTACATCTACTACTACAACGACAACGCAACCTCCTGTATGGTATGCTTTATTTAATTGTGCTACTGGTGTAACAGTTACTTCTACTAACTATCCTAATGGTTCTTTTTCAATTAATGAACGAGTAACTGCAATAGGTCAAACATTTAGAATTGACCAAGTTTATTATACCGACCCTAGTGGATTATATCTTTCTATAACAACCACAGGTTTAACAGGTTGCCCTGCGACAACAACAACAACAACTTCTACTACATTAGCATTAGTAGATTTTACATTGATTTATACTTGTAGTGGTGGTGATGCTTATTTAACATCTAACGCTTATACAGGAGGTGCAGGAACTTATGAATATACGGATGCAGTATTCTCTACTCAATCAGCAGCATTATCAGCAACGGCTTGGACTGCTGGTACTTCTAAAATTTATTATAATCAAGATGATACTATTCATTGGGTAGCCGTAAGAGATGCAGCAAACCCTTTAAATAGAAGGGCTCGTTCTGTTACTCCTGCTTGTGCTACTACGACTACTACAAGTACAACAACTGTGCCTCCAGTATGGTATAATCTGTTTAATTGTGGAACAGGTGCTTCGGTTACTTCTGCTCAATATCCTAATGGAACATTCTCTATCAATGATAGAGTTACTGCTATAAGTCAAACCTTTAGGATTGATTCAATTTATTACTCAGACCCAAGTGGATTGCAATTATCAATTACTGCAACTGGCTTTACAGGATGTCCTGCTACTACTACCACGACTACAACAACTACTTTAGCACCTTTAGTAGTAACAAACGGAGCAGTTACTTGTTCAGGTGTAACTGGTTCTTGGAGGTCATCTTTCACAGGTGGAACAGGAACTTATAGTTTTGTAGCTTATGCTAGTTCACAAGCAGCAGCAGCAGTAGCAATTGTTGCTGGACCTAGAACTGCTTTAGGTGGTGGTGCTACTTTTTATGATTGGAGTGGTATAGCTAATGGAACTTGGTATGTAGCAGTTATGGATTCTAATGGCACTTATTCCGTACAAAATACACCAGTAGTAGTAAGTTGTACTACAACCACAACAACCACAACGACAACAACTACAACAATAGGCACTCCAGATGCTCAATTCTATTTAACTTTAGACCCTAACAATACTGGTTCTTTAGCAATATATAGAAACGGGAACTTAAATACAACTTTGACTTTTGATGGTGCTTCAGTAGCAATTACAATGAATCCAAGTGATACATTCTATTGTGTAATAACTCAGACTGCTAGAGACAATTCAACACAAAGAGGACAAATAGTTTCTAATGATAATGGCAGTACTTATGATGATGTTAATACAACAGCAGGAGCATTACCAAAATCAAGAACTTCGGCAACGCAAACAGTAGTTGTAGGACATCTATATCAAGTATATGGATATTGTGGTGATTTAAGATAAAAAACCAAAACCGATGACAATAAGATTCGTATGTGCTCAACCAGCAACGCTTTACTATGCTTGGCAAGTAGAGGTAATGATTAACAACTTTAGTACAATGGGAATCAATCCTAACAACATAGACATAGTATGTTGGCGAGATGGTTCTATTCCTATTGAATGGTCTAAACTAGCAAACAATTATTCAGCTAGATTCTTCTTTTATGATGATACCAGAGAAAATAAAAACTATGTTTCATCTATCAGACCAAACATACTAAAGCAACATTTTAAGAAGTTTCCTGAGTTAGAACAAGATGCTATTTTTTATCACGATTGCGATATAGTATTTACTAAACCTATTGAATGGTATAAGTTTTTATATGATGACAAATGGTATGGTTCTGATACTAGATTTTACATTGGCTACGAGTACATAATGAGCAAAGGAGAACAAGTCTTAGATGCTATGTGCGACATAGTAGGAATAGACAAAGAGATTATTAAAGAAAACGAAAGGAACTCAATAGGTGCTCAATATTTAATGAAGGGAATAGGGTGGAAATTTTGGGATAATGTAGAAAGAAATTGTGAGAGGCTTTATAAAGAGATAAGCGAATTAAGTGCAAACATAAAAGCAGATAATCCAGTTTATCACGAGTTACAAATATGGTGTGCAGATATGTGGGCAGTATTATGGGAAGGTTGGAAGATGGGTAAAAAAACAATATGTCATCCTGATTTAGAATTTGCTTGGGCAACATCAAGGATTGAGTCTTGGGATAAATTAAACATCTATCATAACGCAGGAGCAATTGATGCTATAAGTGGGTTATTCTTTAAGTCTAATTACATTAATAAGTTGCCTTATGGGGAAACTATAAACATAAATAAAGAGTTCGCTAGTTCTAAATACTGGGAATTAATACAACAAACAAAAACAGTCCTATGAGAATAATATCAGCTAAATATGGTGGAGTAGATTGTACGGAGATTGTCAGTAGTAAAGTAAAGTCTGATAAATTAATGCTAAGAGTAAATAACGATATTATAGGAGACCCTAATGTCGGACAAGTAAAGCATTTACAATTAAGTTGGCAAGATAAAGATTTGGTCCATTTACAAACCTATAAGGAAGGAAGTTTAATCTCTATCCCAAAGACTGGCAATAAGCGTTTAGGCATATTCTATTCTAACAATAACCAACATACTATTTGGAATGCCATTTATAAGTCATTAGACACTATAAAAATAGCCTCTGAAGGCAAAGCCGATATAATCACTTGCCTTTGGGAAGAAATGCCCTTAAATCCGTTCCTAAGCGTTTTTAGTTGGTATAAGTCTCAAAGCCACCTTAACCAATTGTTACAGATAATGCAATGCTTGTTTATGGCTAAGGAAATGGGAGAATACGAATATGTATCTTTCTTAGAGCACGATGTAATGTACCCAAAGGGTTATTTTGATTATCCAGACTTTAAAAAAGGGGAGGTTATAACTAATATGCACTATGGAGGAATCAATAAGGAAGGTTGGCAACATAGACATCAAAACGATGAACCTTTCCACCAGATGACTATGAGACTAGATGATGCAATTGAGCATTGTTTAAACATACTTCCTAATGCCTTAAAGGTTAATTGTGGCAATATAGAAACAGACAAATTAAAACGAACTCAATGGGTAAGTAAGAATGAGGCTATTCATATTAATCACGGCAATCACTTTACATCTCATAATTCTATCTATTCTAAAGACAATACTTATCAAACTCATCCTTATTGGGGGGAAGCTATTGAATATAAGGAATTGTTTAATAATTAGTAAATTTGTAAAAATAGAAAAATAATGTCTTGTAATCCTTCTAATGCTGATTTCAGACCAGCGAATTATAATATTCAGATATGGCAGAACAATACTTGGAGTCAAATATTCCAATTAACTGCTAATACTGACCCAATTGATTTAACAGGTGCGAATATAGAAATTCAAGTCCGTAGGAGACCTAATTCAGCAGATGCAGATATGACATTGACTTTAGCTGATGGTATAACTATTGGTGGTGTAGATAGTAACCAAATTACAATTAATTACGATGTGAATATAGATGCTGGTTCTTATGTTTATGATATGACTATCCAATTTCCAAATGATAATATCAAGACATATATTTGGGGTAATTTTATTGTTTATCAAGATATAACACAAATCTAATGAGTACAGAAATAACAGTTGTAAATGATATTATAGAGATTAATGTAACTGAAGAACCAGTAATAATTGAAGCTCCTTCTGGAGCATATCCTTTGCCTACTGGTGTTTATTCTGTATATGGTAGAACAGGGAACGTAGTTGCTCAAGATGGTGATTATACTTTAACTCTTTTAGGTGATGTAACAATTGTTACTCCTAGTAATGGTCAAGTTTTAAGATACAATGGAACTGCTTGGGTTAACTCTACTGAAAGTTATGTAGGAACTGTTACAAGTGTAGCTGCAAGTGTTCCAACAGGATTAACAATAGCTGGTTCTCCAATAACTACTTCAGGAACTTTAGCTTTTGGATTACAAACAGGTTATTCAATACCTACTACTGCAAGTCAAACAACTTGGGACACTGCATATAATAGAAGTTTAACATCTGCTGCCGTAACTGGAACAACGACTAAAACTTTGACATTAAATCAGCAAAGTGGTGGTACTATTACTGCTTCTTGGACCGATGACAATACAGATGCAGTAACATCAGTATTTGGTAGAACAGGAGCAGTTATTGCTCAATCAGGAGATTATTCTACTACTCAAGTTACTGAAGGCACAAACCTTTACTATACAGATGTTAGAGCAAGAGCCTCTAATTCATTTGTAGCTGGTTCTGGTGCATATAATTCAACAACAGGGGTTATCACAATTCCTACAAATAACAATCAAATAACTAATGGTTCAAACTATATAACCTTAACAAGTTTAAGTGCATCTGCTCCATTAAGTTATTCTAATACTACTGGTGCTTTTAGTATCTCACAAGCGAACACATCAACCGATGGTTATTTGAGTTCATTTGATTGGAATACTTTTAATAACAAACAAATAGCTTTAACATTAGGAAACCTTACAAGTTCTGATATAACTGTAACAGGTGGTACTGGTGCAGTAGTAGGTGCAGGTGCTACAATGACCTTAGCTACTGTTAATACTAATGTAGGTGCTTATGGTACTTCTACTTCAGTTCCAACAATAACAGTTAATGGGAAAGGATTAGTAACTGCTGCAAGTCAAACTGCAATACCAACTGCATCAAGTTCTGTAACAGGATTATTGACTTCTGCAAATTGGTCAACTTTTAATGATAAGCAAAACCAATTAAACGGAACAGGCTTTGTTAAAGCTAGTGGCACAACCATTACTTACGATAACTCTACTTATTTAACAACTATTGAAGGCATTGCTGCTGGAGGTGAATTAAGTGGAACTTATGCAAGTCCTTCTTTGGTTAATTCGGCAGTAACAGGAAAGGTTCTAACTGGTGTTAATGTAACTGGTGGTTCTATTTCTGCTACTGATTCAATCTTAACTGCTTTTGGCAAGGTTCAAAATCAAATCAACGGATTAATTGGTGGTTCAATATATAAAGGAACTTGGAATGCTAGTACTAATACTCCTACTTTGGCAAGTGGAGTAGGAACTGCTGGTAATTACTATATTGTATCTGTTGCAGGTACAACTAACTTAGATGGCATTACCGATTGGCAAGTGGGAGATTGGGCAATATTTCAAGGTAGTGTTTGGCAAAAGGTAGATAATACTGATGCAGTAGTTTCCGTAAATGGATTTACTGGAGCAGTTAGTTTAACTACTTCTAACATTAGTGAGGGAACTAATCTTTATTATACCGATGCTAGAGCAAGATTAAGTGTCTCTGGTAGTACAGGAATAAGTTATAACTCTACAACTGGTGTTATAACAAACTCTGCACCAGACCAAACTGTTTCTTTAACAGGAGCAGGAACTACATCAATTAGTGGTACTTATCCTTCTTTTACAATAACAAGTAACGATACTTATAATGGAACAGTAACTTCAATAGGCATTACGGAATCGGTGGCTGCACTTTCTATTACAGGAAGTCCAGTAACTACAAGTGGTAATATTAATATTGGATTTGCTGGTTCTCCTACTCAATATGTAGCAGGTGATGGTTCATTAGTAACATTTCCTACTATTATAACTCAAGCACAAAATTTAGTTGCTGAAGTTTATAATAATACTGGAGCTACTTTAACAAAAGGAACAATAGTTTATATCAATGGTGGTCAAGGCAACTTACCAACTGTTACTAAAGCAATAGCTACTTCAGACCCTACATCAGCTCAAACCTTTGGTTTTATTAATGTTGATTTAACAAATAATAACAATGGCTATGTAACTATAATAGGCAGACTTGAGAATATAGATACTCAAGCCTTTGCAAATGGTACACAGTTGTACTTAAGTGGTGTAACGGCTGGTACTTATACTTCTACTAAGCCACAAGCACCTATTCACTTAGTGTATGTGGCAATCGTTGTTAGGTCGCATCCAACTCAAGGTGTATTAGAAGTTAAGATACAGAACGGAGTAGAAATAGATGAGATTCACGATGTTCAAATTATAAGTTTAGCTAATAACAATATCTTACAATACAGTTCTGCTGATAGTTTATGGCATAATGTAGCTGGTACTACTACGAATATTGCAGAGGGTACTAACTTATATTATACAGATACTAGGGCAAGAGCATCTATTAGCACAACTGCTACTGGTTTAACTTATACAAGTGGAACTGGTGTTCTTAGCTTAACTGCTGGTTATGTTATCCCTACTACTACAAGTGCTACTGAATGGGATACTGCTTACACAAATAGAATTACAAGTGCAACAAGTCCTTTAAGTATTACTTCTAATGTTATCTCAATAGCACAAGCGACTACTTCTACAAATGGTTACTTATCTAGTACTGATTGGACTACTTTTAATAATAAACAAGCTACTCTTAGTTTAACTACAACAGGTTCTAGTGGAGCTGCTACGCTTATTTCTAATGTCTTAAACATACCCACTTATACCTTAACAGGTTTAGGTGGTATCGGTGGTAGTGGTACAACGAACTATGTAAGTAAGTTTACTGCAAGTGGTGTGCTAGGCAATAGCTTAATATTTGATAATGGAACTAATGTTGGAATAGGTAATACTAATACCTCTTATACATTAGATGTTAGTGGTACATTAAGAACAACAAGTGATGTAGTTTTAGGTGGTGGTTCAACTATTTTTGGAACAACTGGTTCAAAGTTTTATATATATCCCGCATTTTCAACTAACTTAAATTTATTACAAAATTATAATGGTTCAGCTTATACAACTGAAGAACATAGAGCATCTGATTATAGTTATAAAATAGGTACTACTGCTGCAATGACCATAACCTCAGCAGGTAATGTAGGTATTGGTACAAGTAGTCCAACAAATGGTCTATTACAAGTTTATGCTACTTCTGGAAATACTTTAAGTTTACAAAAGGCTTCAGGTGGTGCTGCTATTGCATTTGGTAGCGCTGCATCTAATTTTGCATTGCTTGAATCAATATCAGGTGGTGGATTAATTTTTTATACAGGTAATGGTTCATTATCCGAAAAAATGCGTATTAGCTCTGCTGGAGTAGTTACAATTACAGGATTAGGAACTGGAACTGTTACGGCAACAAGTGGTGTGTTATCTGCTGTTTCGGATATGAATTTAAAAATAGAAGATGGTTATATAGATACTGCTTTAGATAAAATATTAAAATTAACTCCTAGATATTTTTATTGGAAAGAGGAAACAGGATTGCCAACAGATTTAAGACAATTAGGTTTTTATGCACAAGAAGTAAATGAGGCATTAGGCGAGGAAGTTGCAAATACTCCAAAAGATGAAAATCAAAATTGGGGTATTTATGACAGAGGTATAATAGCAATGTTGACTAAAGCAATGCAAGAGCAAAACCAAATAATAGAAGATTTAAAAGCCAGATTAGATAACTCTGGATTATAATTAATACTTATATTTGTAAAAAATCAATATTATGATAACAATCAACGAACAACAAATCAAAGAATTAGAGGCTTATTTATTGGAAATCCCAGCAAAATTTGCTAACCCTATTTTACAATTTCTAGGCAAAATTGCACAAGAACAAAATCCTCCAATAGAGGAAGCAAAAGAAGTATAATGACTCCACATAGCAATCAAGCCGACTTTGGAATGGTACTAAGTATCACAAGTGCTGCAATAAGCATCGCAAGTATTCAACCTCTTGTAACATTCTTTGGTAGTTTGGTTGCTATTGCATCTGGACTTTTTGCCATTAGATATTATTGGAAAGCAGCAAAAAAGTTTAAGTAATGAGAGACATTGTAATTACTTTAGTGATTGCAGTAGTTCTTATCTTCATCTTTAACGGAAGGTACAACGGAAACGAACCTACAATAGTAACTCACATAGATACTATTTATAAGCACGACATAACAAAGAAATATATTAAAGGGGATTCTATCCCTTTTGTCGTTTTAGGTATTGATACAACCATTGTACACGATACTGTACGTATAGTTCAAGATTATGCGTACGTACGAGCATACTCGGACACAATTAAGATAGATTCAAGTACTTTTATCATAAACGATACCATCTCCAAAAATAGGATTCTAAATAGAGGATTTTATGCAGACATAAGTCAAAAAACGATAAGAGTGGAAACCATTAGGACAACACCATCCAAAAATGAGCTTTATTGGGGTATATTAGCCGATTTAAGGGCAATTGACAATAAAGTGGGCGTAGGAGTTGGTTTAGCTTTTAAAACCTCTAAAAAGGGCTTATTTACAATATCGGCAACTACTAATCAATATTCAATCGGATTTTACACTAAATTCTAATGAAACTACCTGTATCATATAAAGAGTTCGTTAAGCAACCCATTGTGGCTACTTTATTCATTGTCCTATGTGGAATATCGGCTTTGTATGTTGATGTAAGGTCAACCTTTCAAGACCAAGCAAAGGCACAAAATGTAAGAATAGAAAAGGTAGAGAATAGATTAGATTTAGTACAAAACGCATTAAGGAAATCGGATTCATTGAGTGCAGTTTCTACTACTAAACTTCAGGTGCTAACTGACCTTAAAATGATACCAAAATAATGAGGTATTTATTATTCATATTTTTGTATGGTTGTAGTTTGACTGCTCAAGAGCCAAGTAAAGAACAAAAGATAGATAACGAGTTTCAATTATTGCTTAATAAAGTATTTGAAAACAATGTTAATTCATCTTTAGTTCAAAAAGAGGCATCTAAAAAAGAAAAGAAAATAATTACTAACACTATAAATAATATTAACAATTTAAAAAGTGAATTAAGTGAGGTTAAAGCTAGGTTGGATTCTATTGCTATTGATACTGGAAGTTCATTCAGCTTATTGCCAATACCCAAGAAGTAAAAGAATAGGAAACGATTCGGTAATAATAATAACTATTGACCAAGCAAACAACATAAACAACCTATACAAGAACTACAACGATTCAATTGTTAAATTAAATGATTCAATAATCAATTCAAACTTAAACTATGCAAAACTTAATAAAAAAATATTTGAGAAAACTGATTCTATCTATCTATGGAAAGTTAGGTATGAAGCTGCAAGAGAACTTACCAATTATAGAACCCAAGACCACGAAAAAGACGACCAAGCAAAAGAAATAGGGAAATATCTTTTAATCTTTATAATCATTTTACAATTTATAAAACTTTAAATATGGAATGGATAAAAAATTTACTTAGCGATGAAAGAGGAAGCATAAGCACTAAGAGAGTGATTGCTTTATTAAGTGCTTTATTTCTTTGTATTACTTTAATAGCTAATTCATTTAGTCATTTAGAAATAGCACCTAGTGATAAATTAGTAGATGCAGTAATGGTAATTTGTATTGCTGCTATGGGAACTACAACGATAGATAAATTCTCAAAATGAAACAAAAAGCAATCCTTAGAGTAGCCTTAGTGCTTTGGTTTGTATTATTAATATTCTTTATAATGGCAAGTTATGTTAAGTAAAAAAGCAATAGACCTTATTATTC